AAAAGGTGTTAATTCATTTTCTATTTGTCTAATATGATTTTCATACATCTCTTGCCTAATATTTGAGTTATTCAAATCCTTAAAATATGGATTTGTGGTTAACCACCCAAATAATACTAAAGGCATTACTAAATCATCATGATACCCGTCATCAGCAGAGAATGAACCTTTTCTTTCAATAAAAGTAGAAATTTCTGAAATAGTGTCAATATCTCTAAGTAATAATTTGTTTTCTTCAACTAATGCTTTAAATGTAGTACATCCTATACGTTTGATTTTCTTATCAGTATAAACCCCTAATTGAGTAGAACCACCACCAAAACCACCTGTTACGTATTGACCCTTAGAAGTCCTAGACACAAACAATATATTTTCATATTCTAATTCAGAATATAAAATAGAACCTACCTGCTCGGACGAATTATTTTCAATCAAAACGTGTGCCATATTATAATCTGTAGCCACTTTATGTATAATATTCGGGTAAAGCATAGGACTAATTTTATTATTTCTAAATTTACCCACTTGTTTATATGGTGAAGATGTAATATCCACTATAGTAAATGTAGAATAATCTCCACCAACTCCTTTACCCGTATCAACAATAATTACATATGTGTGGTCCTTTTCAGGGTATTCAAACAAATCTAATCCGCTTTCATTGGAATAGATTGGTGGGGTTGGGCTTAATCTACTGATCGTGTCTGACCCTATGAGGGTTAGTGATGAACCTAAAAACTGAGTGAGAATTTCCTGATTGAACTTTAATTCACCAAGAAGTTCTTTTTGTTTCTGTGCCCAAGCTTCATCTCTATCAGGGTGTTCCCAATAATGTACTTCCACAGCTTTAAAGTCATTGATTGTTTGACTTGGATTATCCTTCCTAAAGGTTGTTGCCTCATTCCAGAATTTCCAAAAATGGTTATAACCAATTGGTGTAGAAGTTAGTATAATCTTAGTAGTTTTACCTGAAGATATCGTCGGGTATGTTGATGTAAAAAATTCATCAGCGATTGTATTAGGGATGAATGCCGCCTCATCGACGTAGAGCAGGTTTATTGACCTACCTCGACATGCACTTCCAGAAGTTGCTGCAGTAAATACCTTTGAACCATTTTCAAGTTCAATATCACCTTTATTCCAAGTAGTAACACCTTGTTGCATCCACTTGGGTAAATTCTCATACATCAATTGGAATCTTGTTAGGATTTCTCTGGCAGCTGCCGCTTTATTCGCCAAAATAGCTACGGTCTTGAATTCATTAAAAAGTACATAATGGAGAATATATGCAGCAACAACTTGAGTTTTACCCATTTGGCGAGGTTGTTTACTAATAACTCTGTTGTTATTATGCATCTCAAGAATAAAGCGTTCTTGATACTCAAATAATTCAAAATTAATTAAACCTCTATCAAGAGAAATAATTTTACAATATTTTCTGATGAAATAAATTGGGTCTTTAGCACAACGAATTATTTCCTGAAGTTGTTCTTCAGTATATTCTAATTTAACTCCGGATGATTTTAAATTTGGATTATTTAGATAAACATTAGAACTCAATTATAAATCCATTTCCCAATTTTCATTAACATTCCCACCAACCTCATCAGCAGATGCTGTATACTTTAGGTCAATTTTATTGGGGTCTGTTAGTGAAATATTTGCCATAGAATTAAGAATAATACCTTGAGTACTCACTGGGCCATAGATATTTGTTTTAATTGTGAACGTTAAAGTATGGGTAACAAATCTTCTTGTTTGAAAATCCCCATCATATTCATCCATAACAGAAACACTATTTAAAATGATAGGAATATCTTGAACTATATTCATATCAGGTACTGCTTTGATTGATAGAGTATAATCAGGGCTAAAAGTGGGAAGAATTTGCTCAAGAATTTGCATGGCATCTTCTTGAGTTTTTGTTAGAATATACATTGATATTTCTATGTTATATGGGGCTGGAGCCAAAGTGCTGGTTCTACCTTCACCGTCAGTATAACAATTAATTCTACTCATTTTATTTGTTTTTCTAGTAGAATCATATTCATACCCAGTTATTTCAAATGCCATTCTAGGTAAAGTTGTATATGTGTGTTTATCTAAGTCTGGGTCGGAATCAATTCTCACCACCCATTTTTCTTTGCATGAATATGCAATAGGAACTTGGATAGTTTGGTCATTACCCCTTTTAGACTTATCTTCTCTAACAATGGAGATATTAGAAAACAAGTTACCAAAAGCAACTATTACTTTTCTAATATTTGAATGATAATGAGTAGAATTATTAAGCATTAGACTTCACCAAATGGATTATCTTCAGAGAAGACTATTGATTGTGCTTCTTCTTTGAATTTAGTATTATCACCAAAAGATACTGGTGCGTCAACATCTTCATTGATTGCCGGGTCTAAACTCTTCAATGATTCAAAGTCATCAATTTCTTTAATACCGGTTTCCATTCTTTCCGATGCATATTGGAATAATTCAACTTGTAATTTATAAACAAACAATTTACCAATTTGATAAAACGGGTCTTGGTGCTGGACAAATTTAATTTCAAATAAACCTTCAGTCAATGGAAAGTAAATTAAATCACCCTCACAAGGTCTAGTTGGGATTATTGTTTGACCATATCTTCCGATTAATTGTTCCCATCTTCTTCTGGCCACAACAAGGGTGGCTGATTGTTCCATCATCAAGCCAAACTTTTGGATGAAAGCACCTTGCCCGTCAAACCCATCGACATTCTCAAGATACATTTCTATTTCAAATGCTTGTTTAAACTTAGATAGACGATCTTCCCCAAGAATCTCATCCTTAGAGATTAAAGTTCTAGGGATATAAAAGAAATTAGTACCATATTGGTGTAATGATTCAACAATTAAATCTTCATGAAATAATTGTTCATTGCGAGTACCATGGGTAAAATAATTTGAACGAGCCATTTAACCTAAGAACCAATCTAGAGGGGCAGATTTATTCATGAGTTCGTCTTCTAATTCTTTAATCTCTGAATTAG